TAGTAGGGGGAGTGGCGGGCGTGGATTCCACTGGCGCTGTCAACCAGCTGCGAAACGGTCCCGCTAGGCTTAACACAGCTGATAGCAGCAGCAACAGGAATACCGAAACGTTCAGCCCATTCTGCATTGGTAGCCACAGCAACTTCTTTAAGGTGAGCAAGGGTCTTCTCCAATCCTTTGTTCTTTATGGTCATCAATGGGTTGTCCATGATACCAGTTAGTGACACGCCCAATAGACGTTCTTCTTCTGTGTTGTCAGTCCACTGCTTACGCAAGTAGGGAAACTTAGTGAAGCTTGACTGTATAGTACCAAGGATTGTAGCTAGGCGAACCTTCTCTGACAACGTCTCCAATGTATCAGTAGCACGTACTACACACTCGGTTAAGTTGCAAAATTGTGACGGACGTAAAATTATTTCCGAACATGGGTTTGTCCCGAACTCGTAGTTAGGATCACGGCGACCATTCTTAGCTGCCTGTTTCTTGGATGCCTCACGATTAAAGATACCACGTTCACCTGACCCTGACTCAACCAATGCCATCCACTCTTTCATGAAGGACAAGTTGTCAGGCTTTTCTGTGTACGATACAGAGTTGTTAGCCAAGGCACGTTGCGGGTTGTTCTCCCACCAAGCACCAGACTTAGCTGAACGCATACGGTCATCAGACAAATTCGAAAGTGAGATCATGGCCGAACGCCGAACTCCACCGACGACAACTACCTCACCAATCTTACACATGATGTCGTGACACTCAACAGAGGATAGCTTACGACCAGATGCTTTACGGAACGTGTTGATTGTAAAGTTAAACAAGTCAACCAATGGTGCTGGACCAGACGCACGGCCCCCAAATGTCTTCAAGGGTGCGCCAGCTGGACGTACCTTAGACACATCCCACGTAGGAATTTCACCACTGTATAGGAGCGCAATCAATTGACGCAGAGACTTAGCCCAACCTTCCTTGCTGTCCTTGACGACGATGTTAGTCTCGCTCTCAAACAGTTGGGGTATTTCGGGGAGCTTGCTGATGGACTGTCGCTCGACACTGAAGCCGACACCAGTACCACAGAGCAAGATGAACATAGCCTCATCGAAGGACTTAAGGTCATCTACGGCTAAGTAGCTACAATTATACATGCAAGTATTGTCCCGATCTGCGGCGGCACCAGCTGTCATCAATGATCGCATAGAAGGCATCACCTCTAGGCCAAGGATAGCTTGCTCCAGTTTGTACTTCGTGGCTGGATCAACCATGTCACGGATGACATTAACAGAGAAACGTGTGACTGTATCATCCCATGACTCACGGCCAGACCCCTCATGGTACTTGGCATACCGTGACTTGTGGATGAATGCTTGGTAGTCTGTTGGTAGGTGGTTGTTCATGTGTATACTACTCCGTTATTATCTTGATTGATTTGATTGACATGCCGTCAATGTCGTATATGTATTCCTGTAGTGCATCACGTACTTCATCGTCAAGCAATCCATCAACAGGTATTTGGTAATCCTCCTCATCTATATCAAGGGTTAAAAATACTTTAACTAGCATTCGTTTGCCTCAATAAGTCTATTAAGATACCACTCCGCTTTACGTAAGTCCTGTATACCATTCTTGTAATTGAAACGCCACAGGTATTTCATAATGTTTCCCTGTAGGTAGCTTTCAAAGCCATCCTCACCTGTTGCCGCACGAATTGCATCAATGCATTCTATTCCTGCAAAGTTATAGTGTGACGGTGAATTTACCATATCATCTTCTTTCATATCACATACTCTCCTTAATTAAACTTAACATTGATTACATTTTCGTTTACATCTATTACCTTATTATCTTCTACTGTATCTGTATCTTTTAAATCTTCTTGTATTGTATCAACAATGTCTGCCAGTACCTGACGAACATCATCGTCATCTTCCATTGCAGGGATGGATGCACATACCATCTGTGTAAGATGCATAAGTTGGAAGTGATCGTGGTCACTCATGTTGTTGTCATCAGTTGTTACTGTGCCTACCATCAACTCCCCTGTCCAATCACCCTTCTTATCTAGGAAGGGAGACAACCGAATGATATAATCGTTTGGGTTAAAGTCAATTAATACTTTATCTTCTGTCATGTGTAGACTATCTCCTCTTTACTTTTTTATAGGGGCAATGGATCAGTGCGGGATGCATGTCCTTACCCTTCTCATACAACCAATCCTCTGGAATGATCCTGTCGTTATACTGTATACCATGCTTAGCGCACCATTGTCCATAGGTACTTTTAGCACCCTTACTTAATTTTCTTTTACTGCTGGTGAATACGAATCGTATGTCCAGCTTGGGGTGCTGTGCCTTGACGGCTAGATGTTTTCGCCTGTCGTCAGCGGAGAATAATCCTTTTGTCTCAATGATAATACCGTTACCCAATACAAAGTCTGGTGTATAGGTGCGGTACATGAGGTCTTCCCATTCGATTTTAACCTGTTCATACTTGAAGCTAATGCTCCGTTCAACTAGGTAATCTTTTGTTCGTACCTCAAGACCACTCCTAAACCCATGCTTCATGGCGGCAGAGAATTGCTTGCCGTTCATTTTATATATGCCACAATCGGCAGTGTCTTAGCTTGTGACACCTTTGATGGTAGCTCTTCAATATCAAAACATGAGAACCGGAAGTCACAGAACTTACAGTTTTCATTCAGTACCGTGTTACCGGAGGGCTTACCCCGAAACGTCTCTGGTACAGGGTTGAAGCATCGCTCGAACTTGTTCTCATTCACTGTCTCTACTGTCTTCTCTAGCTTAGCCAGTTGCTCCTCTAGTACAAGGCCGTCAGCAGGTACATACTTGATGTTGCCGTTAGCCTTGTTGACTACCCACCAGCCACCTACCTTTTTACCTGACGCCTTAGCATAGCCTGCTAGTTGTCCAACGTAACCAAATGGATCACTCTTCTGCAGTGTATCGTATGATGCAAACTTGTTGCGATAGGACCAATCGGATGCAGACTTAACGTCATCCATTGCACCATCTACAACAATATCATACGAACCCTTGATCGTAGCGCCACCAAGTTCTAAGCTTACGAAGTTGTCTTTGTCTTCATACGGATAACCCGCTTCCTTTATAATACCTTTGAATGCAGCTTCCACGATGTCTCCTAGAAGCATGTTCATTACGAACGTGGTTGGTTTGGGCAACGCTTCCTCTGGCTTGTTCTTAGCGAACCAGAGTTGACAAGTAGGCTTACCAATGTTGGACATCCGTAAGCGAAACTCATCACGCCCTTTGCCCCCACCAAACTGGCGTCGCATAGCATCCATTACATCTGTACCAATCTGTAGTATTGTCTCTTCGGACATAGTTGATTTACCAGATGTAGCATCTTCAAGATACTGATTGATCGCCAGTTCAGCAGGATGGTGCATTATGCAAAGTCCTCCACATCAATGTCTACAAACGCTTCCACTGTGTCAACGTCTACCTCTTCATTCTTGTGCATGTTCTCACTCCATGTGTTGAGGATGTACGTATTGTAATTCTCAATCCATGCTATGAAGTTAGCAAAGTTTTCTTGTGACTCATTGTCCATGTCCAAGGTATTACCCAAGTCGATGTCAGCTACAGGAATGTAGAAGCTGCTACCGTTTGGCAGTGGTACTTCCTTAGTACTAGAAGTAATGTAGTGCTGTGGTGGTAGGCGGCGCATCTTAGTTAGCTTAGTAAACATCTCACCCATAGTCTTGAAGGCATCACGGTTGTCTATCTCCCAGATGAATGGGGTAGTGTCTACGTCAACTGCTTCACCATTTTCGTCTGTGGGATTGACCATCTCTACTGTACCGAACAATGCACGAACACGTTTGATAGACTTGATAAGGTCTTTCATTGTGTCTGGTAGTGCAGCCCAGTCTTTGATGAACCCTGCAGGTTTACCACAGTTAAAACCACCATCGTTGTCCTTCATGTCATTGTTAAGGTCACTGCCCATAACGGTCTTTACAAAGCGGTTAGCTGTGTTGTCGTTGCCCTTGATAAACTTCTTGTACATAAAGCGTTGTAGGAATGGTCGGATGGATACCTCTTCGGCATACACCGTAGGACCATCTGGCATCTCCAACTTGTATGCACCACCACCGATGACCTCTACGTTCTTCATCTTACCATTGACCTCCTGTTGACCCATGATAGGTGTGTGATGAATACGTAGACGTGCTAACGTACTTGACTTGTTAGATTGCTTAGGTGCATCAGCTTCCATGCCCATTGCCTGAGCCATTGCTGAGAAGTTGTTAGTGTCGATTGTTGTAACTTGATTCATGTGTAAGTCTCCTGTTTTTATAAAGTCGAAAGATAGTTATATA